TCCAGACCTGAGGATGGGTTTGCTTGCCCCGTCTACTTTCGCGGTTTACGGCGAACATTCTAAGGCTTCGCTGTCCGGAACGCTCCTCGAAAAAGAGGGTCGTATTGCGTGCGTTGGTGCGTCCTACATCGATAATGCTCGACGTATCAGGGAACGGGAATGGAAGCCAGGTGGCTCACCTGTCCTCACAATTACCGCGCAGGGCGTTGCGATGGAAGAGCTGGGGGAATTTCTTGCCGGCTTCCTTCAAAAATGTGGCCCTGACGTAAAGTTGAACCTCAAGATGCATCCTGCCTACAATGGAGATGAAAGCTTCTATCGGGAAAAATTCGGTGACGACCGACGCATCAACATTGTCTCTGGCCAGTCGGAAGTTGGGACCCACCAGTTGATCGCACTCTCTGACATGCATCTGAGCATCTCCTCGACGTGTCACTACGAGTCCCTCGGCATTGGGACACCCACAGGCATTCTAGCGCTGGAAACACATGAATCTGTGATTGACGTCCTAGGCAGCGAAGGCGTCGTGCTGGTGCGATCCCCGGAAGCTCTCGCCACCCTTGTTCAGGCGCGCCAGTTTCCGGCTGTTCCTGATGGCGTGAGTGGGCACTTCTTCGAAGAAGGCTTTGCCGACAACCTGGCATCCCTCATCCCGAGGTGATCCGCCGCCCCAAATTACGGCACGGCATCTCGATGAACCGGTGTAGAAGATTAGCTGCGATTAGAGAGACCACAATTGTCGCGACTATCCTGACTGTTGAGGTCGGGACACCGTGATCGCGAATAAAAATGAACACGAGCGGGTGAAGTAGGTAGATCGAATAGGAGAGGTCTCCTAACTTCTTTGCGACTTGGCGCAAGCGACCCGTTGGCTCTTCAATAAACGCCGCGGCGCCGACGAGGCCAATTGTTGATGCCGCCAGAATAAGGCCTCGCCATCCTCGCAGAAGATCCAATGGCTCAGAAGCCGGGATCACAACGAAAGGGACGAGGCAGTATAATGCTAGCTTCGGCATGACGGGCGCACCCTTCATGTACGGTCGTGCTCTATAAAGCTCTGCAAAAAACATGCCCATCACGAAATATCCAGCGAAGGATACTGGTTGGGTATATCGCACCCATCCTTCTCCTGTGCTGTTCAGGCCGGCGAGGACGTAATTCACGAAGATTATCTGGGCTACCAGTGCCACTGCCGCAATTGCAGTTATTCGCCGAACAGATTGCGCAGCCAACATTAGGGCCAACGGGAAGAAGACATAAAAGACTATCTCCACACCGATAGACCATCCCCCAACTAGAATAGATGTGTCGCCGGGGTTCATAAAACCCAACCCCAGTGAGAAGTTTGCCAGAAGCAGGAGCGGCCACCGGTCAGGGAGTCCGTTTTGAAGCAAGTAAAAAAATAGCGCTGTATAAAACAAAGGCGCGATCCGGGCATACCGGCGAATTGCGAACTTGCACAATTGAGCGGAATTACCGAGCTTGCCAGTATAGGCAATGTGCAGTGAAAACCCGCTGATAACGAAAAAACCGTAGACCGCATAGAACCCTATACGCTCGATGTCTGCGATGCCTTCCCAGTAGAGTAGATGGTAGATCATTACGGCGCACGCCATAAGCCCGCGAGCAAAGTCGACTGTTGTCACCCGGGCATCGATCTTCATATCTGCTCCATTTGTCGGATTTGCAGACGCCATTAGCAAATAGACGCTCACCGCACCACTGGCGCGCATCGGCGTGCCTTTCTTTCAACATCGGAGACATCACCAATGAATCGTGCGCATTTTTATGCGGGCGTTCGCTCGTCGTTGTTCGGCGGGTCGCTCTCGCAGTCGCAAGTCAATGGCATGGAGGCAGTGCTGGACGAGGCCGGAAAGGCTTTCATCGATCCTCGCTGGCTGGCTTACATGCTGGCAACGGCCTTCCACGAAACCGGGCAGACCATGCAGCCGATCCACGAGCGTGGCGGCACGGATTATTTCTTCCGCATGTACGACCCGAAAGGCCAGAGGCCGAAGGTGGCCGCCGATCTCGGCAACACTCAGACCGGCGATGGCGTCAGGTTTGCGGGCAGGGGTCTCGTCCAGCTGACAGGCCGGCGAAACTACACCACCTTCAGCAAGCTCGTCGGCGTCGACTTGGTCGTTAATCCAGACGCGGCGATGCAGGATGACGTTGCCGTCCGGATCATGTTCGAAGGCATGGCGCGCGGGCTCTTCACCGGCAAGAAGCTGGGGGATTACTTCACGCCGAAAAGCTCGGACTGGGTGAACGCCCGCAAAATTATCAACGGCCTCGATCGCGCCAACGATATCGCCGGCTATGCCAAGCGCTTCTATGACGCCCTGCAGGATGCGGCCTGATGCCGAAGCCGAGAGAGGCGAAGCGCAGCGGCGAGCCTGGCTGGCAATGGCGGCGTGCGGTCATCTTCCCATTGATCGTCTTCGCCTGCTGGCGGCTGATGGTCATGGAGAACGCGCCTGACACCGTCGTCAACCAGACGATCGCGTGGGGCTGGATCGTTCTCATTATCTCGCTGGCGTTTTTCTATACCGGTTTTGCGACGGCCCAGGATATTGCCGCGATCCTCGCGACCCGCACGGGGCTTCCGTATGCCTCGCCGCCGGTAGCGGTAGACGGCGAGCCGCTTGTCGAGCCCTACGATCCGCCGTCTCGTCCCTTCAACACCAATGACACCGGGAGCCGCTGATGCTTGCAATCCTTGGCGCTATCGCGCGTCTCATCGGTATCGGCGGCGTCCTCGTCATCGGACTGCTTCTTTATGAGGAAGGCATTCCCGGAGCTTCCCGGATCCCCTTCCTGCCGAACATCCCGATAATCGGCGATCTCGCCGCCGGCCGCGTCCACACCTATGCGGCCCAGCAAGTGAAGCTGGCGACAGCCGATATGGTGACGACGTTCGAACGGGACGCGCTTTCGGCTCAGTTAGCCGCGACAGAGCGCATGTTGTCTGAGGCGAACCGAGCAGCCGCCAACGCCAGAACGCGTGCTGACGAAACGCTGCGGGCGAAACAGGCGGCAGACGCTCGATTAGAGACGCTGGAAGCCGAGGCGAAGCTGAACGACAAGCTCTCCCGGCCGAACGAGGAGGACCGCAGATGGATAGGCGCGCACTGATTCTCTTGCCTGTCGCTCTCCTGTTGATGAGCGCCAAGGGCTGTCAGACGCTCGAACAGCGCGCGGAGAAGGCGGCTGAGGTCAAAGGGCAGGCTATGGCTGCCAGGCCGCGTCTCGTGCTTCCTGATGCCTGCACGATGCACATGGAGCGGGTGAAGCTCAGAAACGAGCCGTGGGTGGTGTTCCGCCAGCGCTGGGAAATTGCCGCAGACAATCGCGACCGGCTGGCTGACGACTGCAAGGCATACGAGGACGATTACAATTCGGGGGTCAGCACCAAGCGGTGAAGGCATGGCGGCGGGACAGGTGGCATAGCATGGAACAAGTGGGCAGCGAGCTCGGCACATATCTCATCTCTCAGGGGCCGATCGGTGTCCTCGCCCTCATCATGACCGGCCTCTACATCTACGAGCGCCGGGGGCGGTCGAAGGACCGCGAAGAGTTCGACGAGCAACTCAAGGAAGCGCAGGCGGCCAATGTCGAGACGCTCAAGACAATCCTCCCTCTGGTTCAGAAGCTGACGCAAACAATGGATACGGTTCTTCCGCTGCTGATGCGCAACATCGACAGGAGGATGGGATGACGCTGCCCGCCTGGTTGAGCAGAAGGCCGAAGGACGATCAGATCAAGCAGATCGAACAAGAGCATCGAGAGCTACGGGCGGAATTGGCGCAAGCCACCATCACGTTCGAACGCAGGCGGCACAGAGTGCAAGAGATTGCAGAGCAGGCCATAAAAAGCATGAGAGAAGGGCAGGGCAGATGAGGCGGTTCAAAAAGAGCCTTGCGGCGTGGGGTGTCTTGGGTGCTGTTTTATCGTTCTGGGGTCTCTACAGCTTACTCGAGCCCGATCAGCTTACGAAGGTCTCCTATAGCCTTGCATTGGGAGCGGTCTTCGCGGTCCTGGTCCGTTATACCAGAGACGCCTTCTATGCGCTCCGAGACGGTCGGCAGGGCTACCACTTCCTGATCGTCGGCGTTTACATGACCTTCGTCATTCTGTTCGGCCAGAGGATCTGGGCTATCGCGCTCGACATCTACGGTCGGCCTGACGACATGGTAAACTCGCCGGTCTCGCCATTCATCTCCTGGATGCTGATGATCTCGGCTGCGCTGGTCTCCATGGCGCCCGACGTCGACAATGGCCGGGTGGCGAATGCGAGCCTGCTGCGGTTCGGTATCGCGCTCTTTATCGCCGGCCTGATCTCGGGGATCAGCATCACGACATTTCTGACCTAGCCGAACATTCCCGCGATCAGTTTCCCCAGCCCATATAAGCCGTACCCCACCAGCAGAGCCACCATGATCCAGAAGTGCGGCTCGTAACGGCGAAACATCCTCTCCCCCTCCGATTCG